TCATACTTCCAAAATGGCGTAGTAGATATGGCTTGCAACTCTGGCCTGCCATTGTAGGAATTTACACTACCAAATCTATCTACAAGCGTAATTGTATCGTCTTGAGTAATTGAACCCAAAGACTCATCAGTTTTAAACTTTGATGTAGAATAACTGTACTGTAAGCGCTCATAGCTAAGATTATCATTTCCAATCCATGAAAAACTATTAACATACTTATCTTGGAATAGTGTATATTCACCCCACCCTCCAACTGGACGCGCATAAGGAGCATAGGCAGTTATACTAACGCTATCCTCTATTACTAAATAGCTGTCACCTACAAACTCGATAAATGGCACTCCATTCACAGCAAGGCTCATATCAATAACAAGATCATCGCTAGATCCGCTGCTGCCTCCATAAATTCGCAAGCTTGAATTATTAAAAATCCATTGCGATCCATATCCACCAGCAGTATTTAGTTTTAAACTAATCCCCGGCTTTATGAATATTTCAATGTTTGTATTGCTTACCGTTCTTGCTATCTCAACAACATTATCAGACAGGTTCCATTCGGCTGAACTATCTAAATATATTCTTATAGTTCTACGTCCGCATGTAGCATCACTATTTAAAGACAAATCTGAATTGTCATAATATTCATCAATACCATTTCTTAACTTTTCCAAAAGGCTACCCAAGAAAATATCTTCACTGGCATCAAGTCCTAACAATCCACGTATTTCATTTGCGTCCAGCCGTAAATCTAACGTACCGCTCAATGCATTTAATATGTTGCCCTGTAACTGTTTTTCTGGATTCTCAAATTCTGTTCTTACCTCGCTAATCTCGAATTGTACATCAGTAATATAAAGTGTCGTATCTTGACCGTTAGTGAAATTAATTACTTTCTTAAATTGTATAAAATCAGCAGTTGATAAAAAATCAAATATTTCCAGGCTGTTACTTGTAAAATCAAATACCTTCCCTGAAATTAAATCAGGTATTTCCATCGTAGAAGAATAGTAAGCACCATCAGCCTCTGCGCTTAGAATTGAATTTGTATCAAAATAAATAATTACTGGAGCAGATGCAGTTCCACCAACATAATCGCCATACTCTGCAACTAATTCTATTCCTACCGTACAATCTCTATCTGTTTTAGCAAAAAAGCTAACTGTTAGCGTCTTCCCGGATATTTCCGATATGCGCGCATTAATTCCACGCCCATACAATGAACCTTCATCATTTTTATTTAAAATATATAATGGGTCTAAACCGCCACCTATAGTTTCTATTTTAAGTAATTTATCAGATTTACATGAAGAGATAGCAGCATGAGCACCTCTTACTACTGATAAAGTAGTGTTGTAAGTTCTTAAGTGTGGAGTATCATCTCCTGAAGTTGCATACCAGTTTTTGGCTACTCTCTTCCCATATACATGAGACACATAATAAGTATTACCACCAAAACTTATAGATCCAACATCATCATTGTCTTTTGAAAAATCACCATTGAATAGAAGATTCTTGAGCTTATTAGATGATGAACTTTCAATGCCGTATGAGTTTACTATATGGATTTCTCCATCATTAAATAAAACCTCATAATACTTACCTACCGCTATTGTTCCTGGTGGAATTGATACACCATTCAAAACAAACTCCACCTCAGCAAGATCATTTATAGAAACAAATGCTGGCCCTGTATTTGTCAGATGTGCTTTGAATGTGAATCTATCGCCATTTGCATAGTCAGCATAAATCTGGTCTAAAATAGCAGATGGCGTTAACTCAAAGTGGTTTACAGCCCCAGTTGAGGTTCCACAAAAAATATCAGTTATTCTTTTTTTATAAAGCGGGTGGGCATCATCATCTGTCGTATGAACGGCAAGTGCTGATAATAAAGCGCTCTCCCCGCCGTCAACAACAATTTCAAGAACATTAGCCGGTACTTGGTCAACAATAAAATCATAATAAGCTACAAGGTCAACTTCTAAAGTCTTATACGCTACTGGATAGCCACCAGAATTACTCCAAACTGCAAACAGTGTAGAGCCAGCATAAATACCAACCTCTGTTACCTCGCTTTGCTGTGAGTTATTATCCCATATTGCATAGATGCGAACCTGATTTGCAAAGTTAGTTCCGGCGGCAATAGCTTTCCTAACTACTTCATCGGTCATCGCTATCTCTGTTCCATCTGGATCATAAGTTCCAGCGCCAAAACCAATGTGCGTTAATTGGACTGGATAACCGCTAGATATAGAATCTGCAATAAGAGCAAGTCCAGCTAAAGTAATCATAGGTACCATAATATAAATCCTAAAAATAAGTGTTATATAACTTTAAACGTTTCCTACACTGGCGTTAATAATGTAGCTTTAACATGATGGTTTACTGTAAATCCAGCTACACCAGCCAACCCCAATCCATGATTAAAATCACCAATAATAATGGTTTGTTTAAGATCTAATACAAACCTAGCTGCCAGCGCAGTGCGAATTGAATCAACAACATTTTTAGTGAATGTCGCATTATCTAAAGGATTGATATTTAACTGAATTCTCGATGTAAGAAAAAAGTCATTAATATCTTCACCTTCATCTGTTATTTGCTGTCTTGTTCGCAAGTATGTTGGATAATCGTAATCTTTATGCTGCCATAACTGATTAACCTCTGGCGCTAATTCACCGATTACAGCGCGCAAATATAAACGCAAAAAATGAAGCCCTCGCTCAGAGTTTTTATAGCGCCATGCCTTGAACAAATAACGCAATGCCGGTTCATCTGAATTACGCATTACAGACAATCCATCTTGCGTGAAATTACGCTCAATAAGCTTAAAATCACCAAGGTGTGGAGCGCCATAGCAGTTTATATCATCACTGATACCATTTAACGATTCGCCATTAATTTCCTCTTCAAACAAACGCATAAACAAGTCTACAAAGTCTTTTTCTATAATCCTTGTAAAGCTGTTATGTATTGGCGTTACATGATTACTCATTAATATTTACCGTCAAGCTTTCGCTAGATACATAACGCCATTTTTCTGGCCTCGGTAAAGATGAAATACCAACACTTCCGGTTAATGCGCCTGTTGCTCCAGTTACCCTATAAGTGAATGAATCATCAAGTACAGTAGCAATTTTATAGCTACCTTCTATAGTCGGATCATTTCCATCAACTGCTGTTATAAGATCGCCCGCCATATAATTGTGCGCAACAAATGTTATTGTTACAGTGTCACCAGTGCGTGAATATGCACATACCTTACTATCTCCGGTATCATTACCTGTATAAGTCACGGTTAACCTGAAGTCTCCAGCCTGATCACCTTGAAATGCCTGAATGCCATCAGTAAGAATCTTATAAACATCACGGTAACGTATCTTTGAAAAACCACGCTTTGCAAATGCTGTATCGCTACCGTAATTGGCGAGCATGATTGTTCTAATCTGTGATTCAACTTCAGCAGGATCGTATATTTTTGAAATGTCGGCATCAATTATGCAATTAATTTCCTCTTCAATAATATCTACAAAAGTAACTTTATAAGTATCGTCAGCAGCGATAATCAAATCTTCTATCTGCGTTTCAAGCGTAGCCTGTACAACACCATCCTTTTGAGCAGCAACAAATATAGTATTTATATTATCAAGGCTTTCACCCCTTACACCCTCTTCAGTATGTTCATTCCAAACTGATAGAAACTCAAATGGCGAAATATTCCTTCGAATAAGAAAGTCGAAGTTTCCTAGAAAAACAGCGCTTGAATCATAGATTGATGGATATTTTGTGACCTCACGCATAGTGCTAATATCCATGGGGTCAGATCCAGAATCTTCTATTTCAACCAACTCAATTCTTGCACCAATCTCATTAACATCAACAGATGTGTTAAATGTGAATGCAGAACCTAAAGCAATATCAAAATTTCCAGAACACTCATAAACAGCAACCCTAAACTGCTCTCCCGGAGAAGGCTGATAACCAGCTATATTAACAGCACCAAATCGTATATATAAATCTTGATTTTCGTCAGTCTCTAAATGAAATATATGGTCGCCTTCGTCTACATTTAAAAAATCAGCAGTGTAAAAAAACTCTACGGGGGCCTCACCAAAATCTAAAGAAAATATTCTAATCTTTGATATGTAGTCTCCAACAGTTGATTTTGGTATTTGTATCGAATAAAAAGGAATGCTTTCTGTAACTTCATGCAGAAAACTATAATCATTTACATTGTTATCTCTAATGAATTCCTGGTATGCAAAAACATAACCAAACGTATTTGCACCAATAGTTTCACCGATATTAACTGTATATTGACGGCCTCGATTATCTAGCAATATGCGCCCTGAAGATACTGTGAACGGTGAAGCATTAACATTGGTTATTTTAAGCTTTACATTTTTCTTTGTCGCAAATGGAAGAATTCCTTTCACCGCAGCATCAGCCAGCACAGTTACATCACGCGCCTTGGTGAATGGTTCGGCTGCCCACACCTGAATTTCTTTATTGTGCATAGCAAACATTGATGCCATTGCATTAACCATACCTAAAACACGAGGGTCTTTCGCATTGTAAAATTGGGCAAGTGTTGGATATTCCGCTATTACAGATTCAGCTGCGGCAATGTAATCTGATTTGTCTGTCATTAAATTATTGCCCCATTCTGGTCAACTGTTATCACATTACCCGCAACATCAATGTACAATATTTTTGTATCGTTTCTGCCTTCTTTATCCTGCATATAAACATTGATCATGTTTTGTGGCATAACTGAAAGTATTGGTATGTCTTTCTTCATTTTAGCGATTATTGCATTGCCTATAGCCGTGCGCATTGGCTTTTGCAGTATTTCCTTGATAATACCTATACCGCCATAATCGCTGCCTAAAAACGTGTTTGGCAGTGTCATTATCCAGTGTGACACCATATCTACAATCTCTTCAGCAGTTACAAGATTTTCAGCCATTTTATATACCGTTACCGCCGCCGCCAATTCCACCAGTTACAAGCTGTGCTATTCCACGATCTCCAATATTTTGCGTAATAGCTGGCGTTTGAATTATTGTTCTTTCTGTATTCTTTCCACCACTAGCAACCAATACAGGCAATGGAGTAGCTTTAGGAGCCTTTAGATTACCGACATTCAATGCAGCCGACACAGGATTAATAGCAGATTTACCAAGCGCAAGCTTAGATACTGCCATATTCACACCGGCTGTTAAAACTGGGCTATTAGCACTGGATGCATTAGCTGCAAGCTGTACGTCTTGAGGTATTATATCACCACTTGAGAATTTTTTATACGCTGCTCTAGCATCGGCAATGCCATTCATTCCGCCATTAATCGCCTTTCTTGTTGCGTCAAAATTACCGGCCTTTGCAGCTTTACCAGCGCCTGATTCATTCCATTTCCATAATGATACTTTTGCACTTATTGCAGGGTCTAATAGCAAGTCTGGATTATTAACTAAATCATATCCTAATGCATCACCAGCTCGCTTATAGTTATCCTTTCCGGTTAATTGAGTAAACCCACGGCCACGATATAGATAGCCTTCATTCCCTGCATTTCCCATCCTATTACCGTAAACAGCATTGCCAAGCGCTTGTGGATTATTTACCAATCCTTTCAAGTCATCATTACTCATTCTGCCAATGGCTTTATTCCCTTTGAAAACCTCTTTTATACGTCCTACGCTGGAATAATTCATGTTCTCTGACATACGGCCAAATCCTCCTGATTCAGCCGACATATTAGCCATGAACATGGCCTGTTCATCTTTACTCATACTTGTCTTGGCCATTTCACCAAGCAATATTCCCTTGTTGGATTCTGAACTACCGCTAATTCCAAAAGTTGATTTAACTTTATCCTCAACTTTATTGTATAAATCCTTTCCTTTATCTTTTGCATATCCAAGCTTTTCACCTGCAAACGACATTAAGTCATTCCATGAATTACCTATAACCTCAAACGTGTCGCTTACTACTGATATTGCATCAGACCAGCTATCTTTTACCCACTTCCACGCATCGCTAGCGCCTGTAGATATGCTTTCAATGGCATTCTGTATATCAGCGCCGTATTTTTCATATATCCAAGTGCCTATTTTCCATCCTGCAAATCCAGCGGCAATAACTGCGCCTACAGGGCCGAATACGCCCCTAAGTACAGTCATAAGTAAACGTCCACCACCCATGAACACAGTGGATAGAATCCTGCCTACAGGGCTAAATATAGTCCCTAAAACACCACCTAAAATCCCCTTTATTGAACCACCTAATCCACCAAGTAACCCACCAAGCTTTCCAAATAAACCTCCGCCAATGCCGCCGTCTCGCTTCTTATAAATTTCCTCTAATTTCTTCAGTATCTTTTTATGAACTGGCAATGCTTTCTCAGCAGCATCCTTTTTCTTGAACATTGATTTAAACGGCATAGCAATGATGGATAACGGCGCAAGCATAAGCTTCACTGCGCCGCCAAAGTTTTTAGCTATACCTTTTATCTCATTCGCAGCCTCAACAGCAGGATCAACCTTATCAATATCCTGGACAGCATCTTGAGCGCCGCCAGATAATTTATCCTTTAACTTACCTATAACATCCTTTAGCTTATTGATCACGCCACCTGATTTTTTCTTGTCTGGATTTTCCTCTTCTTCTATTTCATTGCCATTAGCATCACGCTTTAAAAACTGTCCTTTGCTGTTTCTTCGGCTTGGAACTTTTTTGGCATTGTCTTTGAGAATGCGCTTTTCATTCCTGATTATTTCAGCCTGAATTTTTACTATTTCTTCTTTCTGCTTTACTGATTTAAAGTCAACAACATTCGATCCGATAAAAGAAGTATCAGCAATCATTCTGCGCTTAACCTTTTCAACTTTAACCTGCTTACGCTGGCCAGCCTTATTAACTTCAAGCAATGCCGCCGTATCAGCCTTGATAGCCTTCAAAATATCAAGCGTATAGTCATTCCCATTATCAATTGGAACACCTACAAGAAAGCCCTTATCGTCACTTTTCAATGCCATGCTTATCGTCTCAGAGTGCCATCAAGTACACGGTCAAATGCTGTTTTAACTTCAGGGCATTTTATGGATATTACACCTTCAGGTTCTTGCC